AATGGAGTTGGTCAAGGTGTCGAACTTGTCCAAAATCTCTACAATGCGAGCTTTGACAGCTTCTTTCAAAAACTTAGGAACTTCCTTGAATTTCTTAAGTTCTGAAATCACTAGATAAACATAGAAATCTACCATGTCGCCACCTCCCTTCATAAAAATTTTTATAATAACGCATATGTCATGCATTATTTGCCATAGTAGCTTCATAAAATTCGGCGAGCGCAAGCGCCGTCGAATTAAGATGCGTCTTAAGCGCCTGATTCTCCTCCGATAGGCTTGATATTGCCTTCTTATTCTCCTCATCTTTTCTATTCAACTCCTCTTTAAGCTCTTCTATAGTCTTGTTCTTTTCACTTAGCTGAGCTTCTAGGTCAGTAATTTGAGCGTTCATGCTGTCTGTACGCTCTTGAAATTCAGTTACAAATCCTTTCATGCTTACCTCCTTAGCATTAGGCACATATGATTGATACATTCTTACAATATTGTGGGTAGCCAAAGTTGTTTGACGATAAAGCGCCACTATTGTAATCAAAATCAGTTATAAATTTATTCTTAACAGATATGTTTTGTTGCGCACTCTCGCCAACTAATGTTATTGTGCTTGTGCCTGTGACGCCAGCTCCGCCACTAGAGTACCCTGCACCATTTGTATATTCACAAAGTAATGTTGGGGTTTGAATTATATGTCCGCTTGTATAATACGTATGATTAATATTTTTTTTCTCCACTTCATTCGCAAACTTAGCCCTTAATGCGTCTGATAAATTATTAAATTTAACCATAATGGCTTCGGAATTCTTACATGTATTTAGAGCTACTTTAGATTTTCCCATTATGGTAAGCATTTTCTCGTTTAGGTATTCACTGGAATTCATTATTGCTATTATTGCTGTACTGGATGCCAATACTGCCTGCATTGCTGTACTGGATGCCAATACTGCCTGCATTGTCCGCAATGTTTTGAATACGTCTTTTCGCTCAAGGTCAAAAACAGATGTAAAGGCTTCGCCGATGTGCTTATTATTCTTTATGTGATACTCAAGAGCCTCTCCGTTTATTCGCTTATCATTCATAGATAAATGGGTACATTCGTACAAGCCATGTAACAACTCTTTTTGCTGAAATACATAGCTATCTTCACCATACATTTTGTAATCTGCTAGATGCAATTTCACATCAAGTGGTGCATTAAGGAAATCTCCATTAACCTTTGATACTTCTGCCCAGCTCATATTATCCTACCTCCGTTGTTATTATTTTTTCACCCTCAATTACAGTCTTGAGCGTCTTTGAAGTGCCGTTCTTGTAAACGTGTTTTTCAAGAATTGACTTATCAGCCTTATTAAAGGTTGAAGTAATTACCTCAAGGCTGTTTTCGGTCACAATTGAGCCGTCAACATTGAATGTAGTTGTGCTGGCTCCATTGCTGTCGGCTATGTCCTTGATTGCCTTAGTAAGTGACTGCTTAAGCGATTCACCCTGTTGCTCCAGTTTTGTTTTTGTCTCAGTATTCTCACGCTTGAGCTCGTCCTTGATTCTACCTATCTCGCTTACTGTAATAAAAGCCCCTGGACTTACCTCAAGAGTGATTTTTTCAAAGTTTTCAACCGCAAGGAAGAGTTTTAGATAAACCGCACTTACAGTAGCATTATTATAGGCAGGTATCGAATATCTACCAGTCTTTTCAATTGCTACCGCATATAGGACTTCCGTGCCGCTCCCAGCTTTTGCGTATATGCCTATAGCCGTAATAAAGTAACCCTCTGTTAGTTCTCGATTTTCAAAGGCAGCCTCAATCTTGACTTTGCCACCTGCCTGTACGACAACATTCGATATATGGTTTGTCTGCTTAATTCCTGCTAAGTCTGTCAGGCTTGCAATTTCCTCTTCCCTATAGGCTCTATCCGATGTGCTTACCCTTGTAAATTCGATCTTATTCGTGCTTGTTGCGACCTCTGATAGCAACGCCTTACCTCTATTGGTTATTATCAGTTTTGAAAATTCTGCCATTTTGCCTCCTATTCTGTAAGCTCAATATAATCAGTTGTAACCACTCCACCACCTGCATACATAAAAGATGCCTGAAGCGTATTATCAAAGCTGTTAGTGATTAAAAGCACCATATTTGCAGGAAGGATAATATCGAGCATTCTTTCCAGCTCCTCTGATTGCAGCTGATATTCTAAGTGTGTGGTTATGATTACCTTGTGTTCAACATTATTTACCAACAAGGTAAAATTCCCTTTACCGCATAATCTTTCTATACGCTCCTTCAAGGTATTAAAGGTATAAGGGATATCATCTATCCATGCCGTATATACCTTGATTTGTCTTTCTTCCAGTGAATACTCCTGCATTCCACTTATTCCAAGTAATGCCTCATACCTTGCTATGCCCTTCTCATTGGTTGAGCCTATAAACTGATTATCAAGCAAGTTATCAGCCTCAATATTCAGCTTCTTAAATTCAGGATTTTCGCTCTCGTACAACTGCTTTAGTTCACTGTATTTCAATAAAAAAGGCGGTACATAAGACTTGATATCAATATCACGCATTATTTACCACCTCGCCATCTACAGGCACACTGTATGCGGTCACAACAAGATTTGAATTCTTGCCATTGATTGTTGTGCCTTCTATGTCGGATACTCCCTTAATAGCCGTTATCCGTGTATTTAATTGGCTGATTTTAACAGTTATGTTCTCGCTTTCTGCCCAAGCCTTCCTTAATTCTAGCAAGTATCCGCTTACTGCTTTGCTTATATCTGCTTTAAGGCTGTTAAAGTTATAACCGCTTTCAAATGTTATTTTAGCCCTGACATTTACAGCCACTTTATCAACGGTTGCAACAGTAACCACATGACCTATTGGAGCTATGCCTGCGCCTGTTCCATCGCGCGATGGGTCTAATTCTTTCTGTACCTTCTTGATCAACTCGCCATTAGCTGGATTGAATTCAGAATCTAATATAACAACCTTAACAGTACCGCCACCATTCCATATTGGTATAACCTTGGTAGCTCCTACGCCTCCTATGGCATTTGTACGGTTGATATAATCCTGTTTATTGCCACCGTAAGCCTTTGCGTTAAAGGTGTCAAAATAACGCTTTCTAAATACTTCCGTATCTTCATCATCCTCGGCAGGGATTAGAAGCTCTGCTATTTCAGCACTGCCCAGCCCCTCGATGTAGCTTATAGGGATTAAAGAGCCTGAACGCTTATTCCCTTCAATTCCTGCACTTTCACATTCTAAGCTATATTCGTGGTCTTGTATTTTCTCTTTTACAGTATAAATTAAATCCCCATGTGTGAATCTCTCACCTATGGGGATTTCAATATCAAATACACCTTTTATAACAGCATTAGTAGCAGGGTAAGGGGTAAGGCCTCGCTCTTTAGCCCTGCGGATAAGCATATCCCTTGACGCAGTATCTGCGAAGGTCTCATCTATAATGCTGTCCATGTCGGTATAAGTCTGTGCTATCTCCAAGGCAGCAGGAGCAATGGCATCATATATTACAGAGCCCTCGCGCTTATCAAGGCTATCGGGGATACGGTTTAGCATCCTCTCCAGTATTGCCTCGAATGTCATCTCTTCATACACGATGCCTTTTTCCTCCGTGTTGAATGTAAAATCGATCACATCTGTAATACGCTCATCCTGTGTTAATGCCTCTTTTATTCTATCCTCAAGCTCAGCACACACATATCTTACATCCTCGCCGTACAAGTCGGATAACTCTATCCCATAATCCCAACTATAGATTGGATAGGCATATCGCTCCGTTCCAAGGGCTTTATAAATAGCCTGCCTGATTGCATCCTTATCATCAACAAAGCCATCTACAATGTTATCCTTGAAGTTCATCCTATAAGTCTTATTTGGCTCAATCTCCTCTTCAAGGTCAACATCCGATATAAAACTATCAGGTATCATAATCCCACCGCCTTATCAATTATTATGAATCTTTGACCGCCCTGCTCCCTAGCGATTAGGACTATATCCCCAACTTTAAGAGAGTTGTCAACGGTTATCTTCTTTTTGCCTTTTATTTTATGTTTATGCCCCTGTTCTGCCTCTGTCTCTTCCTCAAGCTCAATATCAACAGAATACTTACTTACATTTCTTGTTAATGCAAGAAAAGCCTCATCAAGCACAAGTTTTTGGTCTATCTTTACTCTTAAGGGCTTAGCGCTCTCTACAGTACCGAACATAAAAGCGGTAGGCTTTACATTATCCACTGCGTCAAGTGCTGCCTGTTTAATGACTACAAGCAAGTCGTTTATATCTGCCATACATGCTCCTATTCTATGAAGTCTGCCCCTCTAACTGATAAATCCATAAAGTGCTCATTCTCTGATATCTTATGAGTGCATTTTTCAACAAGCATCATATTCTTAACCTTTACATCGCCTAAGTCGATTGCTACGCCTATAAGACTGCCAGCGCGCACCTTAAAATCGCCCTTAACATTCTTAAATGACAGTCCTTTCGCCTTCCTGTTGTAAAGTGAAAGCAGGGCTTCGGCTTTAGCTTTCCTATTCTCGCCCTTTTTAGCCTTATCATAGTATTGGAAAACACCCCATTCATTGATATGCTTTCCATCTCTAACTACAGAGGTTTCGCGCTTGCCTGTCTTATCATTATCGAATGCAATTTTTATCTGATTGTAGGTGTCTTTATCAATGCTTGAATTATACGTGAAGTCCTCTGCATTGGTTTCGTCAATCACAAAGTTAACCTCCATGTTTTTAAGGCTTTTCAGCGTAATCTTGCCGTATTTGTCAAAAAGAACATACATTTGTTTTTTATTATCAAGGGTTTCATCAAGAGCGTTATAGATAATGTCAAAAAGCGTTACATTGTCCTCTGCTCTTTTTGGAATCTTGTATCCTGTGTCCTCAATCTTACCAGTCTGCAATCTAAAGGTTTCAGCGATTAGCTTAACAACCTCACCAGCCGTTTTATTTGCGTAGAACATTGTATCTTTGTTTTTTAGATACCTTAACTGGTCATAGGCTGTTATACTTATGCTCTCGCTCTTATCCCTCTTAATCGAGAAAATAAAGCCGTAGAACACCTTTTTACCGTCCACCTCAAGCCTCACATGGTTACCTTCAGAAAACCTATTTGATTCTTTATCCTTAAGAATCTTAAAGGATAACACTCCCGGGCTTCCCCTTCGTTCTGTTTTCCAAGTAATATCATCAAGGACAACAGGGGCATATAGTCTGCTTTTGCTGTCTGCAATAATTAAAGTAACCTTCATATATGCCCCCTTTACTTTGGTATGGTCAAAATCTGTCCGCTAAATATCATATTGCCACGCTTTAGCTTACTTTTGTTCGCCTCTTTTATCTTTTTGTACTTAGAGCCATCGCCATAGAACTTCTTAGCAATCAGCCACAAGGAATCGCCCTTTGATACTTTGTAGGACTTTGCCTTGCTATCCGACAATGGGGCATTATGCGTCTGTCTCTTCTTTTTGGTCTTAATCTTCTTTTTACCCTTCTTATCAACTTTGAGCTTGATCGTATTAAAAACACCAGCCCGATACTGTGTAAGTTTTATCGACACCATAACATCTAAGCCCTGATTAGCTCCCTCTTTAAGGGTGTAATCATCAATTACAACCTTTTCTTTATAGTCGTAGAGGTTTTTACCGTTCGGCTTTGACCTATCGATAATGAAGTTAAAAGGCCTTTTCGCGACCTTTAGCTTCTCAATCTCATCTAAGAAGTATTTAGCATTCTTAAATGAGTTATTTTTATACACCGCAAAGGGATATCTAACATTTGGAAGCATAAACTCAAAACTTAGCTCCGAGAGTTTAGCTTTTTTTATGATTAAAAGCTCCCCTTCGTTTATCGAATTTATCTTTTTATTATTCCCCTTGATGGAATATTGAAAGCTCGAAGGAGGCACAGGCAGCAGTATCTTACCTAGCCTAAATTCATAACCCATTACCTATGCACCCCCTCCGCTGCCATGTTTAATGCTCCTGTGACTTTATCCGTAAGGTCGGATATGAGACCGTCTAAATCGGTACTTGAAGAGATATTATTGTTGTTCTTCATGTCAATCTTAATCTCCGCAGTTGTGAATCTATTTATAACGTCTCTTTCAGCAATATCACGGAGATACTGCAAATCCTCATTAGTGATATCTAAGGAATCTGATGCCTTTTTCGTGTTCTTTGCGATATTCGATACATCGCTTGGGACTGTTGCCCCTGCCGTATATCCACCACCATTAAACATGTTAGAGGTATCAACACCGCCATTTGACTTCATAAAGCCATCTATTGTGCTTGATACTTTATCGGATACACCATCGCCCCATTTAGCACCTGCCTTAAAGGCTTTATCGCTCCAACCGTCTTGAAACACATCAAAGGTTGACATACCTTCATCAAATGCCTGCCCTACATCCTGATATTCCTGTTTACTTTCGGCAGCTGCCTTTGACTTGGCTGCATAATCACTTGCTGCATTACTTATTCCGCTAAAGTCAAAATCTACAAATGGCAGTTTATTCAAAGCTTCAGCTATTCCTGCAACTACTGATAGTGCCGTTGAGAGCAAATCGTAAAACCACGACTGAATCCCTGCTATTGCATTATGGAAGGCTATGCCCATGTTAGATGCCAGTGCAAGTATTGCATTTGTAATTCCAAGTGCAATATCCGCTACAAGCAAACCAAGATTTTTAAAGAACTGCATAACTACATTTATTCCACCTGTAATGACTCCAAATCCACTATTTGCCACGCTCGATGTTTTAGCTATTGAGTTGGCTACAGCAAAGATTATCGCTATTAAAGCTATAACTAAGCCTATAATCCAAGTCAATGGACAAGCCAGCAATGCCGCATTAAGTCCGCTTTGTGCCGCAGTTGCTGCAAAGGTAGCAAGCGACCAAGCACCAGTTAAGGCTGCATGTGCCGCAGTTGCAACGGCAATAACTCCTTGTATCACAGCTCCAATTGCCAAAACAGAATTGTAAATTACTAAAGCCCCTACTATGCCTAATACGATAGGTTCGATAACCGACCAATTTTGAACGAAAAAATCGGCTATCTGACCGCCTAAGTCTATAAGCCCCATTAGAGCATTAGCTATAAGACCAACCGCATTGACCGCATTAGCTGCGAACGCTTGGAACTGTGGGCTATTGGCTATGCTGTTTATCTTCTCAAGCAATGGTTGTAATTTCATTGTGGCGGCATTTGACATCATAGTCCATATCTGCCCCCAAGTCATCGGCATTTGTTCAAACTTAGCATTTATATTGTCCGCATCTGCAAAAATTGCATTTTTAACTATAGCCGCAGAAAGTTTACCCTCCTGAGCCATTTCCCTTATTTTCCCAATTGGAACATCCATATATGTTGCAACTGACTGAATAAGGTTTGGAGCTTGCTCAAATATTGAATTTAATTCATCGCCACGCAGTACGCCCGAACCTAAGGCCTGTGAAAGCTGCAGCATTGCATTGGATGCTTCCTGCGTTCCAGCTCCAGCAATGGTCATTTGTTTTTGTACTAAATTAGCAAAATCTACTACTTCCCTAGAACTGCTAAACGCATCCTTTGCATTATTTCCAAACCTTGCTACTACATCCGCCATATCAGTAAGAGAACCCCTTGCATTCTGTGCAGACTGATACACCATGTTTAACAGCTCAGGAGTTGTCTGTACTTTGTCATTCATCATGTCTAGTCGCGCTGTAGTAAGAGTAAGCTCATCGGACATGTTCATAAGCTTACCAATTCCCATGTACGCAGATGCAAGGGCTATAGCCTTGCCTACAAGACCACCCATCGCAGATGAACCACTATTCACGCTGTTGTTGAAGCTTTGCTGCTCTGCCTCTGCTTCGTTAATGCTACTACTTACATTGCTCATTTGAGTGGCAAATACCTCAGCTTGATGTCTGGCATCTTCTATGATACTTCCATCAAATCCGTTATTCATCGCCCCTTCAACATTGTTGATATGATTGATTAAATTTTCAGTAGTGGCAATCATTCTTTGCATTGGACCACTTAAACTGTCAATCAGGTTTATTCTTGCGTTTATTCCTGCCATTACTTTTTCCCCTTCCTCTTGATCCGTTCAGCCTCTTTGCGTTCTTTTTCCGCCTTCAAGGTTATAGAGGCAATGACAAACGCTTTATCCTCTTCATCAAGTGCTAAAAACTGAGAGGGCAGCATGTGGAGCTTGTGCAAACAATAATGTGCTATGCTCGCCGTGCTGTCCTCCTCTATTAGTTTTTTGCTTCTTCCACCTTATCGTTAAGGCTCTTATCAAGACCGTTCATATTCTGAATTTTTTCAAGAAACTCATTGAATTCTGTAGGATCGTCAATCATTTCAAAGATGAGCTCCTCAGGTGTCATCACCCCATAGGAATCCTGCAATGCTTTATCGTATAAGTCAGGGAATACAACGGCAGCACTCGCAAGCTTTCCAAGATATTCATTTGTGTTTAGCTTGCTTCTATACATTCCGGGCTTTCCTTTTACCTGTATCTCTGTGGTGCAGGCTTCACGGATTGCGTTTGCTTCTTTAGTGGTTAAATGTCTAACTTCCCACTTAACAGGCTGACCGTTTTTATCTAAAAAGTTGCTTGTGGCTACTATGAACTGGTTTTCTCTCTTAACCTTATTGCCCTTCATGAATAATTCAAAATTTCCCATCTTATTATCTCCATTTCTTTAAAATATAGGGTACGCAAATACTGCATACCCTGTGAATCAGTTTATTTAATTTAAGCCATACCTGGAAGGAGCTTGAACTTTTCAGGAATCTTAAAATCTTCAAAAGTAAAGTCCATATCCTCGTCTAGGTTCTCTCCACTGCATTACACACAGCACTACACGCACATTTTTGCTGACTACATCACCGAATACTGAAGAAGAGCATTACTATGAGCCGTCCCCAGCAGTACACCGACGATTTGCGTCTTGCGCATATTCTTGCCGATAGCGTCGATCGTGTGAGCGCCATGCGTTTTCGTGACCGCCCGGTCTTCTCCCCCCGCATCCGAGGTGGTAGAGCCCGCCGAGGCGGCACCCGCCGCGGCACTGTTGGCGCCGGGGCCGGAGGCGTCCCCACCGGCCCCCGGGGCGGCGGGGCCCG